TTAGCATTTCTTGAATTGAGGAAAAATCGCTACAACCCTTTTCATTAAAGGTTCAATAGATGCATTCAATAAAAATAATTTTATTTCTCGCCTTCCCTCCTTTTGCCAAGGTTTAAAAAAACCACTTGAAAGTGGTTTTAATTGTGGATCATTTGCTTGCCTGCGCATAACGATCACTGACTTTTTTCCAATTCACAACTGTCCAAAATGCTTTAGTATAATCTGCTCTACGATTTTGATATTTTAAATAATAAGCATGTTCCCATACATCCAATCCCAATAACGGTGTCCCTTTTACTTCTGCAACATCCATCAAAGGATTATCTTGGTTGGGTGTTGAACTCACTGCCAATTTGCCATTCGGTTGCACGATCAACCAAGCCCACCCTGAACCAAATCGACCGGTTGCAGCCTCATTAAATTTTGTCTGAAAATTTTCAAATGAACCGAAATCTTTTTTAATTTGTTTTAATAATTTCGTTGAAGGTTTTCCTGAAGATGCTGTTGGAGATAAGCTTTCCCAAAAAAATGCATGATTAAAATGTCCACCACCATTGTTACGCACTGCTGTATTGTATTTTGAAATTTGTGCTTGAACCGCTTCTATACTGAGCTGATCTAGATCAGGATAATTCTTAATTTGCGCATTTAAATTATCAACATAGGCTTTGTGATGTTTACCATAATGAACTTCCATTGTCGTTGCATCTATTGCGGGTTCCTGATGAGTAATAAGATAAAGAATAGAGAATGCTGAGATAATTGTGGGATATTCTAGGATTTGATGGGATGTTATGGGATAAGATTTGAAACTGTTTTGCATATGTTGCAACAAGAATTAGGTCATTCGTAAACGATTATAGCGCCTCTAAATTCTGTTATTTTATATTTACTGCCTAAAAAATCGTGCGCCTCATTGTAGGAAGAGAAGCGCCTAGCGTCATTCTGGTCTGCAACCCAATTATACTTTATGTAAGACATAGCCACTATCTCTGAGACCTCCCAATAATCTGACTCATCCATGATCTTTGTTGGTTCTGCCAAATATAGGTCACCATTCTTGTTTTTGATGTAGTAAGTCTTCATATATATGCCTTGAATGCTCTATTGATTTGTATTGTAGTTTGAAATTCATATAAAAAAAGCTACTTTGTAAAGTAGCTTAAATTGCAGTCCATTTTATCATCCTATTTGTTCTTTGCGTGCGATACCACAACGTTTACACCACTGACGTAGGTGAGTAATGATCATATCTGCATGATCACTACTGAGAAACTGCAAAGCGCTTACGTGAACCTTATTTTCAACGAACTTTGCCAAAGCTTTTTCACTGTTGTTTCGCACTGCACCAGCATTATATAACTCAAGCCAAAGATGACGAATCAATTTGCTTTGTGCATCATCTGCAAGGTTTTTAACTCCAGCTTTATTTTTTGACTCGATGTCAAAGCCGAGCTGCTTCATACGATCCAGCACAGCTTCAAGCTGTGCGACGGTCATTACTTTAGAACTCGTTTTACCTGTCGTGCTTTCAAGCACTTCTCGATAAAGATCATCATCTAGTCCAAGCTTTGATTTACCGATATGAATGAGCTGGATGAGTTTAATTTTCTTGTTAAATTTCATAAAATCACCCTAAACGGTTTAGCTTTTCAGCCTCTAATATGGCAGTTGGAACAGTTTTGTCTTGCTTGGAATCTGTGATTGCAACACATTTATATGATTTAGAACCTAAAAAAAATCCACCTAGTTTTTCACATTCCGCTGCAATCATGATGTGTGTATAGCAATGGCATAAAGCCCATGCAATGATGAAACCGAGTAGAAAATTACCCATATCAAGCTCCTATGATGGCTTGAAGCAAGCCACCTATTGCAAGCAAAGCCAAAGTGCTAGTACTTCCAGCTTTTAAGAAGTGGCGGCTTTTCAGATAGCTATGAGCTAAATAAAAACAAGCGAATAATCCAAGGAAAAAAACGGAAAAATATGCAAGAGTAAATAACAAGCTGAATAAACTATTCATGTGGATGTCTCCAGACGTTTATGCTGTGTACCACCACTCATCGCATGATTAAGCTTTGCATCTTTTCCAGCTTGTCGACCTGCATGTAAATCGTTTTGATAACGGTCTGAGTTGGTGTTTGTTTTTTTATTACGATCTTTAGCTTCACCATCTCTGACTTTATGCTTTTGATTGATATAGGTTTGGATTTGTTCCAATTTATCTTTATTTGGATTTAAATTACTGACTTGTTTCGTTGCTTCAAGCACCCAACCTTCACAAAACAAATCAGCTCGTTTAACCTTATTGGCTTTAATTTGAACACGTTTCAATTGAGTTGATATAAATGTTGTACGAGCTTTCTTTAATTGGCGATATAGTACATCAAATGCATAACTTGCAATCTCTGGTGCTGGATCAAATCCAATAAAAGCCCATGATATTTGTTTTTTAATACCTAAGTTTGCAGTGATAATTCCGCTTGTTTGTAGAATAACCTTACATTCCATCAAACGAGCAATAGAATTTGCTAAAACAGCTTCAAATACAGTGGGTTTAGCTGTACCGCTACCAAGTATTGATGCTTCAGTAATGCCTAATAAGTCGGGATCATCAGCGTCAATTTGATATTTTTCCATAAATGCCATTGCTTGGCGTAATGCCGCAGCGGCTTCATGTTGATTGGCAGATTTACTTAACGCCAAACATTTTTTGATTTTTTCAATTACAGTTTTCTTATTCATGAAATTTCTCCAAAGCTATGTGTAACACTAGCCATCAATTTATTGTCTGAATTTCTTGATAAGAAAATAGAAAGCGCATGATATAAAGATGAAACTTTTTCTTTGCTCAGTTCTGCTGTATGACCACAATCGCCAATTACCCTTGGGGCTAATTCTTCTTGAATTTCTTCAAGTAAATAATGATTAATTTCGGATTTTTCTATCATAAGTTTTTTACTCCAATGTTTTAAAGGTAACCAGCGCCATAGTCATTCATCTTGATGACATGTGAGTCCACAATTGAATTTGATTTAACTCCTAAAGTTTCAGAATGACCTTCTGCTTGTAAATTTAATGGGCTAATTGAACCAGCTGATACAATTGCATGATCTTTTAAAACGGTTTCTTGTAATGCTTTTGCTACATCTGCATGTACTAAATCGTTGGGAAAAATTATAGGGATTAACTTACTCAAATCTTCTTGTTCCCTTTTAAACATGATGTATTTCATAATTGCCTCGCTGCTCGTCAGTACCAGTCCACGACGACTGGCAGACACAGGCACGTATGCCTGTGTTTCGCAATTAGTTCACTGCCTCTTTAAGTGCCTTGCCAGCTCTGAAAGTTGGTGAGTTTGTCGCTGGGATAACAAGCTCCTCACCAGTTTTAGGATTACGACCTTTGCGCTCAGCACGTTCAGTGATTTTGAAAGTGCCAAAGCCTTTTAATTCAACAGTTCCACCATTCGCTAAGGCATCAATGACGCCTGTTTCAACTGCCTGAAGAGCAGCTGTTGCTTGTGTTTTATTTAGACCAGCTGATTGAGCAATATGTTCAATAAGTTCTGATTTATTCATGAGTTCTTCCTTTATAAAAAAATGGTTATGGTTTTTTCACTCGGTTTTAAAGGTCATCCAGTCAATTTCATCCATGCTAAAACCTTGACAGGTAAGCCAATCTTTGGCTTCGTTTTCATCTGAAAAGAGTCTGATATTTCCATCGTCATCTAACAGATATTCAAGTCCATTGATTGAAATTCCATTAATTGGGCGACTAACAGATATACTCATTTATTAGTTTCCTTATAGTTGGGGGGTACTAAACATTTGCAAAATCAAGCGAGATTGCTTGGTATTTGCCTTCACTATCACGCTCATAAAAGCGGACATATCTTTTGCTATCTACAATGTTGATGCTTTCAGCAATGGCATCCATTGCCTTGAGCCATTTCGGGTCATCAAAATCATGGCGACGTAATCCAAGTACTCGACCTGTTGAAATCTTTCCTTCTTTATCCACTTGAAACGCTTCTAAAATAAGGGCTTTAAGATAGTTATTTGAATCGACAGACCAGGATTGAATGCACTCATCAATCAGGATTTTTGCGGCTTGTAGACGTTCATCAAAACGAATGGTGTCTTGAATTTGGCGAATGATTTTGTATTTACCATCAAAGCTATAAAGCGTGATGTTGCCTTTATTGCCACCGATATGGACATCGAACTGTTTAAGTGACAAGTCGATAAATGCGGTAATTTCAGCAAATGCAATTGCCTTAAACTTTTTAAGGTGCTCTTGCGCTTGTTTAGCCTGACCGATTAAGTCAATGACTGACTCATCACGGACCAGATCAATGGGTTTGATGGTGTCTTCAGGTACTAAACGACCTTTACTGTCTTGTCGAAATCCTTCAGGGATTTGAACTGGAGCATTCATATTATTTTCCTTGTGTGGATTGTTCTTGAGCCAATTCCGCAGCCTTTAAGCGGTCAAAGCATTGTTTATGTGATTCACCTTCAAGTCGATTTTGATCGACAAAGGCAAAAACTTGGTTTTGAGGAATATTTTTGAGAGATGACATCTCAATTTGCTTTTTTTCTTCCTGTGTTTGGCGCATCAAATCAGCGAAAGAAATAGCTGGCTTTTCATGCTTTCGACGTTCATGTTCACGTTGATCAGCTTCAATTTCCGCTTGGGTTTTTAGATTTGGAGTAGAACGGCTTTTACCTGACTGATCTGCCTGAACAGGTGCATTTTCAGGTTTGTAAGAGCTGATCACTTCATACAAATAACCATGTGTTTTAAGCGGTAAATCAATTTTCTGTTGTTCACGACGCTCAAGCATGATATTGATTGCCCATACCCAAGCACTTTGTGGTGCTGGGTAGGTGTGGTGTCCACGTTTGATTTGTTTGGCAACAATGTCAGGCGCAATTTCGTTGAGTAACTTAGCTGTTCGATCAAAAGTTAAATCACGGTTTTCAGATCGAAACATTGCAAGGTACATCACCAAAGGTTTAGCCAAAGCACCTGTTAAATTTAGTGATGCCACAAATGCCTTGCTTGCTTCACTATGACCAAGCAAAGCATCTAGGCTGGTTGTGGCTCCGCAAGCTGGGCATTTTGTTTTCATTTATTAATACCTTGTGCATGAGCAACAGCTGCTGCCCACAGTTGTCGTAAACCATCTGTTGTAAATCCGTATTCGTTCTCATGGTCAGTTGGTTCAATGCCGCAAACATCACCAATGTAAAGATCAAATGATTCGTCTAAATCTAAGTTTTTAGGAACTAGGACATATTGATCGCTCACCAACTTGTCTAAGTCTTTTTTAAAATCTTGGCGTTTTTGATTAATATTCATATCTGCCACCTATCGATAATGTTTTTGTTTTGATTCAAGTTTGGTCTGACATTTAATACATAAAGTCACACCACCAATTGCTCGACGTTGAGCTGGAATCTCTTCACCGCAGTCTTCACATTCATAGTTACTGTGAGCTGTGAACTGTGGACGGTTTTGAAGTGACTGTTGAAGACGTTCTTCTTCAAGATCACTCGCCATATCTGCAAAATCAGCCATTGCAACCTCCAAGCGACGCACTGAAAATAATGAGAAATGCCAAAATTAATGAAATCGAAAAATTTATAGCGTTAAATTTTTTGTAGGATAAAGTCATGACTAAACTCCCATCACCACATTGCGATTGATAACGCCTGCGCCAAGATTGGCAGCTAAGTTCATTGCACCAGTGAGAACATTTCCAATGGCAAGTGGATATAACAAAGAGCGTCCTGATTCTGGTTGCATAAGCCTTTCAGCGATTGCATCAACACCATCTTCAGTAATGATATTTTCAATGTTCACATTGACCTTTTTCAGGCGATGTTTGATGTAGTCGGACAGATAAGAAGAGTGAAGTGGATCAAGCGTTACACTTTCACAGCGTTGTACGACTTCACGAACCGCAGGGTTACGTTCACTTAATTTGTGAGATAGCTCGGTTTGACCAATCAATACAACACTGATCAATTTTTTAAACCCGTCTTCTAGTTCGAAGAAGCGCTTTAAATGTTTGAGCGTAGTAATTGGTAAGCTATGAGCTTCTTCAATTAAAATGACATGGCTAAAGCCTGCACGACTTGATTCAATCAGAAGATCATGGGCTTGTTTAAAACGAGCCTCAGCAGACATTTTTGGCTTTGCAGTACCTGAAGAAACTTTGTTAATAATTGCTTCTGCAATATGACCTGATTTAAGTGTTTTACCTGTTTTGTCATTGTCCTCTGTAGCAATGATATAAGGCTCTATTAAAAGAATTGACAAATGTTCACGATTGATACGGTCACTCAAATCACGTTTTAAAGTCGTTTTACCTGAACCCGATTCACCCGAAATCGCAATGAAACCACCATGCTTTGCAGTTTGATATAAAGCCTGACGGACATAGTTAAAATCAGGATTTAAAAATAATTCTTCAGCTGAATGGACATCATTAGTGAATGGGTTAAAAGGAAGACCAAATTGTTTTTTTGCTTCCAAAGTTAAAGTTTGTTTTCCAAGCAACATGGACTCTTCCTCTTGTGGTAGACCTTTTAATACGTCTGAAAATTTAATTCGGTTTTGTTGGCAAAGGCTGCGGATCATTAAGACGGCTTTTTCAGCTTCATTCTCTGATTCACTGCCAAGTATTTCTTGCAATGTTTTACGTTTTGGAGTCTCTGAAATTAAGGCTAATGCATGCTCAATCTCTTTTTGTTCAACACCTTGCGCTATAAGAAAATCAGCGATTTTTAAAAGGATTTCTTGAGCATTCTTTTTCGGCAAAACATGATATTTGACAATATTCGTTACTGCTGAGAAGCTAATTTTTAAGTAACGTGCCAATTCAGCTTGTGATAAGCCTTCATCTAAAAGCATGGTCTTGAGATCACGAAATTCTTTTTTCTTCATGTCTGCTCCTAAACAACCACTTTAAGTTGTGGTCGTTGAATTTCTACCTTGATTTGTTCTGCGATTTCTCGTACTTCTTCAACAGGAACTAAACCAGTTGGGTAACGCTTTTCTAAGTTTGAGTAATGATCCTTGGTCCATAGATCACCCACCAACGCCTTAATTTCTATTGCTGCATCGACAAGATTCACAGGCGCAAGTTCTCGTTTCTGACGAGCCGTTACTATTTGCTCACCAGCTCGTTTGATGTAGGTTGGCACTTCTGTGTTTTGCACATCTGCCATTGCATCAAACTTGCCGTCGTAAGCTTTTTGTTTTTTGGCAATCGCTTTGTCCGCTTGCTCTAGAGTTTCAGCGTTGTAGGCATTTTTGATAATGCGTTTGCGATTGGCATCTATACCGCTTTGAGGCATTGCATTAACTTCAGTACCAATCACAGCAGCTTCAGTTCTAAAACCTACCCAGTCCGTCTGTAATGGATCGCATGTAAAAATAACTTCATTCCCATGATCATCCTTAGTGATGACATCTATTGAAGGCGCTCGGAAGGGATTGACGACAATTTTCAATTTGGCTTTTGGATAAACACCATCCACATGGCGAACATCGTAATCATGTTGACCATAGCCTTTGATGCTGTGACTGACTGTGAGATTGCCTGTAACTGTTTTTTCGACTGGTACAGTGCTTACTAGCTCTTGGCATAGTTCCATTGGTGGAGCGATACGTAATTGTTCAGGCTTGATCATTTGCCACACAGCATTGCGTGTACGTTTAGTACGTGAATGAATTTTTGTTTCATTCCAGTACATGCGCCACTTAGTTGCCAATGCATTTAAATCGTCTATATTGCTGACTTTCTCAAAACGTAGGCGTCCTTCAAATTGTGTTTCAACTATGTTTTGAGCATTTTCAACTGAACCTTTGGCTTGAGAATTACCCGTAGCATGGGGAATGAAAGTCACATCTAAACGGTCAAGTAAATTTTTGAATAAACCAGCAGTGTTCGCAGAACCTTTATCCGCATACAAAATAAATGGAACACCGTGCATTGGTTCTTGAGCAGAACGTTTTTGAATGCAATTTAAAAATACTTGAATTAAGTTTTCAGAACTTTCACTTCCGAACACATACTCAACGTAAATTGAACCTGAACAATGGTCTGTGATGACATAACGAATCACACGATCATTTTTGATTTTTTCCAAATTTGCTGGTTTGTTTTTGTAATACTTTTTCTCATCCATGACTTGCATGCCACCTCGAGGTAAGTAGAACAACACACAGACCGAAGCGTCGATTTGCATCACATGATTTGGATGCAAAGACTTTTGTTGAGTATGTGCAGATGGTGTTGCCAACTGTTTTGGATGACACAAGTTGTTTTTCATTGCACGAGCTATGGTAGCTGCTGAAACATCGGGTGCTTTACCATTGGCTTTTAAAATTTCTAAAGCTGTTGTAATGGGTAAAGTTTGTTTTCCGTTTGCACGAGTAGCTACATGGACCATTCCACCAATCATCTCGGCAACATCTGTTGTTACTACTGATTTGCCTTTATCTGAACGCTGTTTGCGCTCAGATGTATATCCAACAGTTTCAAGATCACGATAAAGTTGTGCGTTACTAATCTTTAAAAATACAGATGCTTCTTTAACAATTGCTCCTTTTTGACCAAACTCAGCATTTCTGAGCTTGTCAGCAACAGCACGCAAATAATCTTGAACCGCTAAGTTTGGAGTCGTCATTGTTATTGCTCCATCTCAGAAGCAACATCGAAATTTGGCTGATCAGTTGTCCAAGCTGGATTGACCATTTCTTCAAAGTCGACTTGTACACATAGTTCACTTGCTGTTTCTGCAATTTGTTGAAATGCAGCTACAATTGAGTGGGTAATACGTTCTTGAACATCAAAAATATTATGTTCACTAAGCATGTCATAAACTGAATTAATGTCATTCACAAAGCGCACTGTGTTGTTGTGCATGGTTAAACATGCAAGATTCACAGCTTCTAAAGCTTGTTTTGAGCGAATTTGTGGTTCAGATTCTTCACGTTTTTTAATTTCAGGAAGGCTTTCAGCTTTGGTGAGCTTTGCATCCAGTTCATTCAATTTTTGGTCTTTCTTTAGTAGCAATTGATCTTTGGCAGCATCATTTTCTTTATGCTGTTGGTTTTCTGAGTGAGCAGCTCTTAAAGCTGTTTTTAACTCTCTTACAGACATTGTTTCAATGCTATCTAGATTTAAATCACCAACGCTTCCACCAGCTTCAATCACTTGAATTTCATCATCATCAAGCGCCACTAGCTCAAGCAGTTTGGTTTGATTTCCAGCCTTATGTAAAAGCGAATTCGAATTCGTTTTTGAAAATTTAAGCACAGCAGACATAAATTTTTGAGCCATGCGTGGAGTAAAATTTAACATTTCAATACGTTTGTTAAACTCACCATGTGGCGTCATTTCTTTTAAGAGAAGCAGTCTTTTACCCAATTCCATACAAGCTTCTACAGTGCGTTGTTGATAGAAACGAATCTCATCTTCAAGCGCTCCAACTGTTAAAGTACCTTCATACCCAAATTGGCTTGCTAGTAAATTCAGTGACTGGGCTTGGCTTTCAACCGTCGGGGCTGCTTTTATAACTTCATTGGTCATTGTTAATGTCCTTTAATATTGTGTTGCCAAGCGTTGTTTGTATTCAGCCAAACGAGCTTCAGTTCGATCATGTTCTTCTTTACATGCTGTAGAGAATCGAACAGCTTTCATGCTGGGTGCATAGTTGCCGTTATCTCGTTTTTCAGCCCAACCATTAGCCTCTAAAGTTTGTAATGCTCTGGTGATACTGCTAGGTGTTTCATCTAAACTTTCAGATAACTGTTTATTGCTCACACCAACAACGTAATGACCACGTAAAGCGAATAAAACCTTGAGAACTTTTTCAGCAGATTTAACGGTGCTCATCTCATTTGCCCTCATGGTGAATGTGTTGTGTTAAATTTTGAGCAGCTTGCTCTTCACGTAAAACTTCATTTTCAGCTTCAGCGAAATACCAACCAAAGCTCAAAAGAATGGCGATAAAAAATAGAACAACCGTCAAAGAATCTGTTTTTGAGTTATTTGTTTTTTTCATGGGTATTGCTCCATGTGCAAATATGTGCAAATATGTGCGAAGTAACTAAACGGTTACTTTAGATTCTTTTTTTAGACCTAAAGCTACAGCAATCTTATGGGCACGTCCAAAATTACCCTTAGATTGACCGTTTAAAACTTTGTAAACCTCTTGAGGAACAAAGTTGTTTTTAGCAGCCCAGTCTGAAACTGGAATACCGTTATCAAGGAATTCTTTTTTCACTTGTTCTGGGGTTTTAAGGTTCATATTTAGTTTCCTTTGTGTGGCTTAAATTGCATTAAGTAGAACTGATAAACACACAATAGTAACTAATATGTTACCTGTCAAGTCGTTTGGAGAATTATTTGTGACTATTGGGCAAAGACTTAGAGAAGAGCGTGAGCGCTTGGGTTTCACTCAACCTTCTTTTGCAGAGATAGCTGGCACTACAAAGAAAAGCCAAATAGACTATGAAAAGGATTTAACGCAGCCTAAAGCGAATTATCTTGCTTCTATTGCTGAAGCTGGAGCAGATATAAACTATATAATTACTGGTGAAAGAGTTAAAAAGTCACTAAATAGTGACTTGCCAAATGGTTATGAAGGGTTCTCGATTGTTCCTGTTTTTGCGGATGTTATGATTTCAGCTGGTCATGGATCGTTAGTTGAAGACCATTGTGAGCCAACAAGTTACATGGCATTTCGTAATGACTGGTTAAGAGAAAGAGGTTTTTTATTAAAAGATCTATGTGTATATATTGCTCGTGGAGATTCAATGAGTCCAACGATTGAAGATAGAGAACCAATTCTTACACATAGATCAGAGGCGGATAAAATTCCCCAAGATGGTCATATTTTTGTTATCAGAAGTGGTGATACACATTGGGTAAAAAGAATTCAAAAACAATTAGATAATACATTACTTTTGATTTCAGACAACAAAGCATATCCACCAATGACACTAGATTTAAATGTTGCTCAAGATGTAGAAATTTTGGGTAAGGTCGTTAATTCAAGTAAAAATTTTTATTAAGGTAAAAATTATGAAAAAACTTATAATAGGCTTATTCCTATTAAAAATCAGTTTTACTATTCATTCTGAAGAAATAGCACATAACACTTCATTAATTAGTGAACAGAAAGAAAATTATTGCAAATCAGTTTTGTCAATGGCAAAGCTCTTAATGCAAGGAAAACAAGCAGGTATTCCTATTGATCGAGCATTGGAGTTAATTGCAGATAAAAAAGGAGAAGAAAATATTTTTAGTCAAATTAATAAACAACTTGTAATAGATGCTTACAATGAACCAACCTATAGAAGTAAATTTAACAAAGAAGATCAATTGAATGATTTTATAGCTAGACAATACATTAATTGCGTAAAATCAAATTATTAAGTTGTAGATATTTACATTGTCTATAAAATCATCATAATGCGTCTTATAAGATAGGTAACATTTTGGTGACTTTTATGACTCGTGTATTGGGAAAACAAAGTCGGCAAGGAAAAGCACTACTGCATGATCTCCGTGATCTTGCTTGCCGATTGCTTAAAAATATAGACAACGTAGATGATGATGCCGCAAAGCAAATCTCTAATGAGCTGATGTATCAAGTCAGCCAGCATTGGGGTGGTCAATCCATTTATATAATTAAAGATGATGCCTTTCATGCTGAAGAGCGTGATATTCAAATCTATAAAGAATTCAATGGTCATAACCATACTGAACTCTCAAAAAAATATAAACTTACTGAAATCTACATATACCGCATCGTTAAACGGATGATGGAACAAGAAAGAAATCGTCTACAGCCTTCTTTATTTGAGGTGTGATCCAAGTTTTAAAGTAGTTTAAAAGACTTAAAATCACCTACCTTTCAAAATGCCCTTAATTAATTCTAATTAGGGGCTTTTTTATGGGCGAAAAATTAAGTTTCGACCAGATATTTGAGCGCTGTATGGGGCATGAAGGCGGTTATGTCAATAACCCTAAAGACCCTGGTGGTGAGACCAATTGGGGCGTCACTATCGGTACAGCACGAGCAAATGGCTATCACGGGGCGATGCGTTCAATGACTCGTCTTCAAGCCAAAGACATCTATCGCAAGGCATTTTGGGAACGTGCTCAATGTGCTCAATATCATTCTGCAATTGGCTTTCAAGTCTTTGATGCAGCCATCAATCATGGCATTGGTAATGCAATTCGAATGCTACAACGTGCGGTTGGTGTGGCTGATGACGGCAAAGTCGGCAAATACACACTTGAAGCTATCAATGCTAAATCTCTCGATGATGTGCTTGTTCTCTTCAATGCTGAACGTCTTGAGTTTTATACCAAATTAAAAACTTTCGATACCTTTGGTCGTGGCTGGAGTCGTCGAGTTGTCAGTAATTTACGTTATGCAGCTGGAGATACACCATGAAAAAAGTAAATCGTAAACTTCCCCAGTCAGTAAAGACTAAAATCAAAATTGATGCAGCGGTTGAGAAATCGCTTGCAGAAAACAAACGCTTTTATGATGGTGTGATTGCTCGACGTGATCAAAAGCATGAGCAAAAGATTAATGATATTAAAGCCAGTTTTGTTCAAGCTGTTCCAGCGACCACCACCCAAGGTTTATTGGTTGCCAATAAGTCTAAAAGTTGGGCATGGTTCAGCAATATCGCTTTTGGATTGATTGTTGCTGTACAGGCATTTTTTGACACATTACCCCCTGAATTAATTGCAAGTTTACCGACTGATGCACAATCCAAAATAACCATGGGATTGGCGATTTTAGGTGTAGCTGGTCGTTTCATCAACCAAAGCCGCAAACCTAAACCACTTCCTGAAGTGGGAGATCACTAATGTTTGAAACTTTGAAATTGAGCTTCTCAGAAGCTCATTGGGTTGTCATCACAATTCTTGGTTTATACACATGGTTTATCAACAAACAAAGTGCTTCAGCAAAAGAAATGCTGGACATTCGATTGCGAGTTACAGAGCTTGAAAGTGCGGTAAAAGACATGCCTTCAAAAGTTGAAATTGAGAAATTACAAGGTCAACTCAATGGTCTAAACCATCAAGTTGAGGGTGTTCAGCGTGGTGTTACTCGCATTGAAAATTATTTACTCGATAATAAAAAGTGAGGTCGTATGAGCTTTGAAAATCAACTTAAAGAAGAAATGCGCCTTGTGATGTTGCGTTTGCTCAATGAGCTGCCATCGTATCGTGGCAATAGTTCTACTTTACATAGTGGTTTAAGTCATTGGGGCTTGGATTTTAGCCGTGATCAAGTCAAAACCGAACTGTATTGGCTTAAAGATCAAAGTTGTATCGACATTGAATTAGATAATCCAAACGTACTGGTGGTGAAACTTACTGAGCGTGGTCAGGATGTTGCTGAAGGACGTCAGCGAGTGCCTGGTATCCAACGCCCATCTGCTTAGTGAGGTGATTTATGTCTTTCATGAAAAAACTCACCGATGATCAGCGTAAGTTCATTGAAAAACTGATGCGTGAAGATCGTTTAACATTAAATGAAATGTTAGATGAAATTCGAGCTGAGTTCCCAGCCGATGCAATTCCAAGTCGTTCGTCATTAGGGCGAGCTAAAAAGAATTTTTCAGAACATGCACGTAAGATGCGTGAAATTCAAGCAGCAGCTGAAGCACTCGTTTCTGAATTGGGTGAAGATAAGGACGATAAAGCTGGTGCGTTTATGGTTCAAGGTATTACCACCTTGATTAATAACCTTGTTTTAGATCGTTTAAGTGGTAACCAAGATGATCCTGACGCATCCATTGAACTGAGTGTAAAAGATGCATTGGCTTTGGCTAAGGCATCACGTGAGCTTACTGCTGCTCGTGGTATGTCACTAGATCAACGTCAAAAAATTGAGCGTATTGCCCGTGAAAAAATGCTTGAAGAGCAAGAAAAAAATCTTGATGACGCTGTTGCATCAAAAGGCATGACAGAAGAACAAGCCATGTTCTGGCGTGAGAAGGTTCTAGGAGTTGTACGCTGATGAATACACCTCTTAAACCACTTGGCGATACGATCCGCTCAGTCAGCTGGGAAGAGCTTCCAGCCAGTGTCCGTGAAATTCCTGAAAACTTTGACCCACTTGCTGAAGGTGTTTTGATGAAACACCAACGTGAATGGGTATCGATCAAAGCAAAAATCAAACTGTGTGCCAAAGGACGTCGAACAGGTATTACCTTTGCTGAAGCTTTAGAAAAAAGTATTCGAGCCGCTTCACGTAAAGAAGCTGGGGGTAGTAATGTATTTTATATTCCTGATGCCAAAGAAAAAGGTTTAGAGTTCATCGGCTACTGTGCCCGATTTCTGCGAAATATCGCTGAAGCACAATCTATGGGTATTTCATCCATTGAAGAGTTTATTTTTGATGATCAAAAAGAAAACGGTGAAACCCGAAAAATAACAGCTTGGCGTATTCGTTTAGCCAGTGGATTCCAGATTGTGGCTTTGTCTAGTCGACCAGCTTCATTACGTGGTCTACAAGGGATTGTGATCATTGATGAGGCGGCATTTCACCAGGATGTTCAAGCCGTACTGGATGCGGCAACGGCATTGCTGATTTGGGGCGGTGAACTGGTATTGATTAGTTCACATAACACCAAAAAAAATCCATTCTATCAGATGCAAGAAGACATTCTTGCTGGACGCTATGGCGAGAATGCCGTGGTGATGATCATCACCTTTGATGATGCCGTTGCTAATGGATTGTATGAACGTGTCTGCATGATGAATGGTGAGGTTGCCACTGAAGAAGGTAAAAAGACTTGGTATAACGATATTCGTAAAGCCTATGGTCCACGTGTTGGTGCAATGCGTGAAGAGCTTGATGCCATTCCTCGTGACGGTTCAGGTTCGAGATTGCCAGCCATTTGGATTGATCAGGCAATGCCTGAAGTGCGTCCAGTCTTTCGTCTGACATTAAGTGATGATTTCACCAATATGCCTGAACCAGATCGACGTGCTTATGTGCAAGATTGGCTGGATAAGGAAGTTTTACCTGAGCTTGAAAAACTCGATAAAAACTTACGCCATGTGGCTGGACATGACTTTGCACGTCACCGTGACTTTAGTCATTTAACGCCTGCTGAGATTGACCAAAACCTTAACCGAAATGTGCCATTTGTCATTGAGATGCACAAAGTACCGACACGCCAACAAGAACAAATTATTTGGTTTGTATTCCGTCGCTTACCCAATTTTTCGGGTGCATCAATGGATGCTACAGGTTCAGGTGAAACCATTGCTGAATATACGGCTGATGAGCTTGGGCATGATCTGATTCATCAAATCAAAATCAATCGAGCTTGGTATGGGCAATGGATGACCAAATATATCCAAGCCTTTGAAGATGGTGTTTTAACCCTGCCGCGCGATGCAAATTTAGAAGCCGATCATCGTGCTATTGAAGAATACGACGGCATTCCAATGGTCAACAAAGCACGTTCTCAAGACTTAAAAGAACCTGACTTATTCCGTCATGGTGATGGTGCATCTAGTGGCTGTTTGATGTGGCATGCCAGTTTAAATATGCCATCTATTGATACGCACATATTGAGCAAAGGTTCACGTACTGCTTCAAAACTGCTGAGAGGCTACCGATCTGGACAATTAACAAGAGGATTCCGCTAATGAACAAACAAGGTCTATACATTGGCGGTGATTTTGTCACCTTTGCTGAAGCCAAAAAAAGCCAACCGAACATCCACCAAATCGCTTCTCGAAGCACTGTTTCTGGTTATAGTTCATTGGGTTCAGTGTTACCTAATCCTGATGTTGTGCTAAAAAAAATGGGCAAAGATATCAAGGTCTATAAAGACATCAAAGCCCACCCAGTGGTGAAAGGATGCTTGCGCCCACGTAAAGCAGCTGTCAAAGCCAAAGCATGGCGTATTGTGCAAGATGAAGCTTCAGATCAAGTTTTTGATCATATCAACAGTATCTTTAAGAAATTACAGATTAATAAAATCACGGGTGCAATGTTTGACGGCACATTTTTTGGCTATCAACCTTGTGAAATCAAATGGGCTTATACAGATGGGGCTTGGTTGCCTGCTGATATTCAAGCAATGCCACCAGAGTGGTTTTTCTTTGATCCAGAGAATAATCTGCGCTTCAAGGATAAAGATGCTGGTCAAGCTGGTCTATTGATTGAATCACGTAAATATTTAGTTCCGACCCAAGATGCTAGTTATGACAATCCGTATGGTGAACCTGACGCTGCTTTGGTTTTTTGGGCAACCGCATTTTTACAAGGTGGGCTTGAGTTTTGGGTGCGCTTCACTGAGAAATACGGCTCACCTTGGGTAATCGGTAAATACGGCAATAACTATGATGAAGCCAAGCAAGAAGTACTGCTCAATAATTTGTACAACATGGTGCAAGATGCCGTAGCTGTTATTCCAGACAATTCACAAATTGATATCATCGAGGCGGCTGGAAAATCTGCTTCAGCGGATGTATTTGAAAAATTCCTGATGTACTGCCGTTCTGAGATCAACATTGCCTTGCTTGGTCAGAACCAAACCACAGAAGCATCGGCAAATAGAGCCAGTGCAACCGCTGGTGCTCAAGTTACCGCTGATATTTCTGACGGTGACTGTGAAATGACCGCTGAACAATTCCAGTTATTGATCGATTGGATTGTGGACTACAACTGGGGTGGACCATCACCACAGTTTGAATATTTTGAAGATTCCAATGGTGGTATTGAACAAGCTGACCGAGATTCAAAACTTGCTCAAACTGGATTACGTTTTTCAGAACAGTACTACATGCGAGAATATGGCTTACAAGATGGTGATTTATTGCCTCCAGTCGAAACCATTTCTTCAACACCTTCAGTGGCATTTGCTGAATATCGACCTGTACAACAATCTTTTATAGAACGAACTGCACCAGAGCTTGAACAAGCGGCTGCCGATCCATTGAATGCAATGGTCAGTCGATTGCGTAAAATTGTGAAATCAGCAAAAGATTTTCAGGATGTGCAAGACGCTGTCATTGTTGAATTTTCAGAAATGGATAATTCAGAAATGGTTAAAATCATGGAATTAGCAATGACATTAGCTGAATTACAAGGACGCAGCGAGGTGCAAGATGGCTAGTTTTCAGGTGAAGTTTCAAGAGCAGATTGATTATCTTAAACAAAAAACTAATCTGCCCACTCAATCTTATAAAGACATCTCATCTCGACAGCATGACCGTGCTTTTGTGGTCGCTGGCGCAATGAAAGCCGATTTGCTCAATGACCTTCACAATGCTGTAAATAAAGCGGTTGCCGATGGACAAAGCTTTCAGCAATTCCAAGATAGCTTTGACGACATTATTGGCAAACACGGCTGGCTCAATGATGAGGATGAAAAATATAAAGCTTGGCGTGCCAAGATGATTTATCAAACCAATTTAAAAACCTCACAAGCTGCTGGTCGTTATAAGCAAATGACTTCACCAGAAATGGTCAAGTTGCGCCCCTATTGGCGTTATAGACATAACACTATTGAAAACCCACGTATTCAGCATGAAAGATGGAATAATTTGGTGTTACCTGTTGATGCTGCATTTTGGCGTGTCAACTTTCCACCCAATGGTTATGGCTGTAACTGTACCATTGAAGCAATCAATGAACGCCAATTACGGGCAATGGGAAAAACTAAACCTGATACTGAACCAGCCTTTGATGATGGCGAACGTTCGGATTTTAATTCTACTCCCGGAGAGGCTTGGTTTCCTGATTTAAACAAATACCCTGAACCGATTGCCAAAGCGTTTGTCAAAGAAACAATGCAAGATGGTGTGTTTGATCGGTTTGTTGAAGATACTTTTGAAGCCGTTGAAGCGATTAAAACAGTAACTCGGACCATCACCGCCAAATCACTTAAACAAGCTGAAGTGGATAAGCTGTTAAAACGGATCAGTACCAATGAACAATATCCAGTGGCAGTACTGAATCAACATCAACAACAGCTACTGGGTGTAACATCACAAACCTTGTTATTCAAACAATCCGATGCAGTACAACAGATTTTTCAATCGGCAACAGGTCTCGTCGGAAACGATTTACAGAAACTTTTAGATCAGGCTTTTCTGATTGTACGTGCAAGTGCGAGTCATATTATTGTTGCGGTGACTTTGACTCGACGAAACTTTATTGCTGAAATTGAGCAAAATTCTGAAGGTTTATTTCTTAAAACATTGAATACAGCCAGTGCCTCTGAAATCAAACAAGCCAAGTCTATGGGTGAAGTTCTATTGAGTAAGGAGCGTAAATGATTAAATATGAATTTGCGTCAGGTTTAGCACTCAATCTGATTGAACATGTTGAAAGTACTTTAAATCATCCGAATGTATTACTTGCTGATTTGGGTGAATATGCTGTGCAAAGTACGCAAGAACGCTTTCGTACATCCACAGCCCCTGATGGATCGAAGTGGCAAGCCAATAGTGAATCCACTTATTTAAGTATTCTAGGTGATCAGCATAGTAATAAAGACGGTTCGCTTAATAGCAAAGGAATAAACCGAGTCACAAGTAAACGCCCACTCTACGGTCAGGGAATTTTAATGGACAGTATCCATTATCAGGTTTCTGGTGATTTACTTTTGGTAGGTTCAAATCTGATTTACGCAGCGACCCACCAATTTGGCGCGACCATAAAACCGAAGAATGGGAAAACCCTAAGTTGGAAAATTGGTGGACAATCTGTCTTTGCAAAAAAAGTCACCATTCCAGCACGTGCCTATTTGGGTATTTCAATTGCAGATGAAGCAGAAATGTATGCGATTGTCGAAGATCATTTACTTGGCTGATAAAATGCGATTTAAGCGCTTTTGTTAACTTTCAGCTAAAATGATCTATCTGAGTTAGCGAAATCGCTATTTTTGTATTTATAAATGTTTATAAATCTATATGTATTGATTATTTCTAATGGGAGTTAGACTTTTGGGGAGAATAGATGAAATCCGTAAAATTGCAACTGAAGTGAGACATGCTTTTGAAGAACTCAAATCAAGTGGAAAGATCAGCCCAACTTATCCACCTTTTGGAAAGTTTCCGAATGGATGTTGTGGTGGGACAAGTGAAATTCTCATTCAGTACTTCAAGATGTTAGGTTATGGTGATGCTGAATATATGAGTGGTGTCGACTATAAAATTTCATCTCATGCTTGGATACGATTAGATGGAATATGTATTGATATAACCGCAGACCAATTTAACAATAGATATTTCTCTGAAAAACCATTTACATTTGATGAATATCCAAGTGTGATTGTTGAATATGAAAAAGACTATCCTCTGAAAGACATTTTTCCTTTAGATAAACCGCCTTCTACACGAAACTATTGTGATAATGAAATTTATGCACATTTAGTGCAACAGTTAAAAGAAAAAAAATAAAGTTCTAAATTAGTTTAAAAGACGCCAAGTGCGTCTTTTTTCATACTCAAGCCTCAAGAGGTTTTTATGAGTATGAAATGAAACCAATCAAAATTTTTAAAGTTGGTACACACACCAGCATGCAAGGGATAACTAAAAATTATACCCGTGAGATGTTGGCAGATTGTGTTGCAACTTATTCACCTGATAAACATGAAGCCCCATTTGTTTTAGGACATCCAAAACATGATGACCCAGCATATGGTTGGGCTGATCATCTGGAATTATCCGATGATGGCTATTTATTAGCATATCCAAAAAAAGTTGATGCAGAGTTTGCTGAAAATACAAATGCTGGCAAACATAACAAAGTATCTGCCAGTTTCTATCTACCAGACTCACCGAATAACCCAACACCAGGAAAACTATATTTACGGCATGTTGGTTTTTTAGGGGCGCAACCGCCAGCAGTGAAAGGTTTAGGTACAGTTCAATTTGCTGAAAATGAAGAAGGTGTTGTGGACTTTATGAGTCCAGCTTATGCCTTTGAACTCATCTCAGATATTTTCCGTCGTCAACGTGATGCTTTGATTGAGTCAGTTGGTGCTGAAGAAGCCGATAAGCAGTTCCCGAACTGGGTTATTGATTCACTCAAGGAAGTTATCTATGCGCCGATGGTTGAACCTTCTCAGTCTTCATTCTCTGAGCATTCAAATACAAATACGCCAACACCACCAGCTAAAACCGCCCGTGAAATTGAACTTGAACAGCAATTGGCAACGGCAAATGCGTCGCTTGCAGCGCAAGCGTTGGCGGAACAGAAATCCGTGGCAAGCGATTTTGCAGAAAGCCTCGTAGAAGCTGGTCAGTTGCCACCCAAGGTCAAAGACAAAGCAATTTCACTGATTGTTGCAGCACAACAGAATGATCAAGTTGTGAGTTTTGCGGAAGGTGAAACTTCTCTTGCCGATGGTTTGAAATCATTACTCTCAGACCTACCAAAAATCATCGAATTTGGTGAGCACAATACTAAAGGTCGTGTTGACACCAAAATCACTAATCCTGAAAACCCACTTTTAGCTGACGCAAAAAGTCGTACAGCTTAGGAGAACTTTGTCATGGGTACTTATACTGAACCAACTCATTTATCTGATGTGCTGTTAGTTGAAGTCAAACAAGGTTGGACAAAACAAAATGGAATGCTTTCAGCAACAACAATTGCTCTAGGCATTGGTGTTGTTTTGGCACAGCTTGCATCGGGTGAATATACACCTGTTGATTTTGCTGGAAATGGTGCTGCCAAAAAAGCAGCTGCGGTTTTGGCAACAACTGCGGATGTATCGACTACAGCACAAAAAACTGTGGTGATTAAACGTGGTGCTGTAGTTGCAAAAAATAATTTGGTTTTCCCCGAAGGTGCAACAGATGCCCAAATTACAACGGCTTTGGCTGAACTTGAAGCTTTGGGCATTGTTGCTCAAAACGCACTTTAACTCCAAAGCATTTTAACGCTTACACATTTCAGTGAGAAAAAACATGAATTTAGCTGACTTATTTACACCTGCAACATTGACTAAGGCAATTAATACGCTGCCAAAGCCACCAAGTATGTTAGGTGATAAAAAGATTTTTAAAGTCGTTCCAGTCAAAACTACGACTGCCATTATTGAATGTATCAATGGCAAACTTGTACTCGTAAGTAATACAGATCGTAATGGCGACCCTGACCATAAAGGTAATAACAAACGTAAACGCATTACTCTCGAAATTCCTCATTTGCCGAAAACAACAACCATTCTGCCTGATGAGTTGAATGTCCAAGCTTTTGGTGAAGATGCCGCTGAAGGTACAGCACAAGCTCAAGTCATCAACGATAAGTTGCAAGGCTTAAAAAATGATATTGAAGCCACTAAAGAGTTCCATCGAGTTGGCGCAATTTCAGGAATCATTTTAGATGCTGATGGCACAACTGTCATTCATAACCTATTCAGTCTGTTTGGTGTAACGCCAAAAGCTATCAATATTCAATTTAGTGTAGCGACTACCGATGTCCGTAAACAAATCCTTGCAGCTAAACGCCATGCTCAGAAAAAATTAGGTGGTGCAATTGTTCGGGAGTGGGTTGCCTATTGCTCATCTGAATATTTTGATGAAATGACTGCACATCCTTCTGTGGAAAAAGCATTTGCAAATTGGCAAGCAGCTGAAGATCGCTTGGGTGGTGATAATCGATCAGGCTTTACCTTTGGTGGTGTCACTTGGATTGAATATGATGTCGAAGTGACCAATGAAAAAGGTGATCCAACAAAATTTATTGCAGATAAAAAAGCACGCTTAGTTCCAATCACCAATGATTTATTTGCAACTTACTTAGCACCAGCCAACTATAACGAAGCAGTCAATACACTTGGTTTGGAAATGTATGCTAAGGCTGAAGAACGCAGAATGGGTAAAGGTTGGGAAGTAGAAGCGCAGTCAAATCCGTTATCTGTTTGTACTGCACCTGATGCGCTCGTTGAATTCACAGCGACTTAATTGGGGGTAAATGTCATGTACTGTACTGTCGATGATGTTCTAAAACTTGTGCCTCTCTCTACTTTGATTGACCTTACTCAAGATGATACTGAAGTTGATGACTTTGATATTGATATTGTCAATAGTGCAATTAAATATGCTTCAGACAAAATTGATGCTGCTGTACGTGGACGTTACCCACTTCCATTACCGCAAAAGGTTGATTTATTAAAAGAGCTGGCACTGGATTTGGTACGTCATCGACTTTATAGCCGTCGCCCTGATGGTAATGACCTACCTGAAGCGGTCAAAGAAGGTAAAAAGTCAGCTGAAATGGATTTGACAAAAATCCAAAATGGTCAGCTTTCTTTAGGGATTGAAGACTCCAAAAAACCTGTTGATGAAGCTGGTCCTTGGCGGATTAAAGTCCAACCACGTCGCTTTGAGGGTAATCGCTAATGGCTCAAGAAGTGGATTCAATCACCCAAGACATCCTTGATGATTATGTGGCTCGTTTAATACAGCATCATCAAAAACTATCAGTCAAAGAAACGCCTGATAAACCCTCCGCATATGCACTAAAGCATCCAGTGGGTGAAATTTTAGTGCAATACACCTCTAGTGATTTTGCTGAACCAGAAAATACAGGTGGAAATTATCAAGGTGCGCCACTGGTAGATCGTCCCCAACGTCGCCGAGTGAATATCCAATTAACGCTTGTGCTTAGGTCACTTAAAGGAGCAAACGGCACAACTGCAACTTTAGATCAGGTTCGCAATAGTCTTAAAAAATTCCGTCCTCGTCATTGTCTAACTCAAGTGTATTTCTTGGGTGAAGGTTTTATTAGTGAAAAACAAGGCATTTGGCAATACGGACTCAGAACAGCCGTTGAGCTGTGGGAGAAATAAAGTGTCAAAAGATGCTGTAAAAACAGTCAAGGTGAAACTTTTAAAAAGTCATCAACACGGACAAATGCAATATAGCGAAGGAATGGAAATTGATGTTCCTGAGCATGATGCAGAATGGTTAAAAAATTTAAAAATTGCAGAAGATGCCCCTAAAAATTCTGCTTCTCCATCTAAACCTTTAGAGGACAAATCAGCATGACAATGAAAGATTTTGCATTTCAAGGGAAAATTTACCTTGGTGAAAACGTAAATGGTCAACCCCGTAATTTAAAATGGGTGGGTGATCAAAGTTCTTTAAATTTCGCAATGTCGATTGAAAAAGAAGAACGCAAAGAAAACTGGTCAGGTAACAAAGGCGTATCAGTTGTAAATATTCAATCTAAAGCTGTCAGCCCTGAATTAGTTCTACGAGAATTAACACCTGATAATATCTTGCTAGGCGTACATGGCAAACTCAAAAAAGTTGAAGCTGGTAGTGTGACTGCTGAACCATTACCTACCAACTTGGTTAAAGATGAATTAATTTTGCTTGCTAAAGGTACAATTTCAAACCTTGTCATCACGGATAGTACAGCAGCTACACCAAAGACATTGGTTGATGGTACTGATTATGCTATCGAGTCAACGCATTCAGGATTAATTAAATTACTCAATGTTGCTGCTCCACTGACTCAACCATTTAAAGCAGCTTATAGTCATGGTGGCATGATCAGTGTTTCTATGCTCAATGCCCAACCGCCAGTACGTTACTTATATATGGAAGCAATCAATACAGTTGATGGTCGTCGTGCTCGTGTTCATTTGTACAAAGTCCAATTTGATCCAATGGCACAATTACCACTCACCAGTCAAACCCTGTCAGAATTCACGCTGAATGGTGCAACCTTAATCGATGCCATCAACACCTTGGATGATGATTTGGGTGGTTACGGAAAAATCGAATGGTTGGATGAGGAATAAGAGCGATGGCTGAACGTTACCAACAACCAAGCCAAGAAAACTCAGCAGCGCAAGCTGCTGAGGATTTGGCAGTTTTATTTCCTGATCAAATTATTACTTTGCAAGGTCAAGCTATCACCGTCACTGAATATCCATTTATGACATGGCTTGCACTCAAACCACTATGTACTGAAATCATTCAGCAATTTGCTAATTTTATGCAAGATGATCAAGAAGTGTTCATTGATGATTTTTTAGAATGCTTTGAAAACAATTTTGACATCATACAAAAGTTACTGAGTGAAAGTATTCACCAACCTATCAGTTTCTTAGAACCACTTTTAAAAGATGAAATGGATAATTTGTTACTCACTTGGTGGGGTGTCAACAAACATTTTTTTCTCCAAGGCGCAAATCGAATCGTGCGCAAAATCAAAACCACAACCCAACAACAATCCGATGGTCAGACATCATCCAGTGCTTGATCGGTGCTGGTCATGATCTGAAAGAAGTCAAAAGTAAATATACAGAACGACAGTTGATTCTGTTTTATGAAACCATCCAAAAACAGAAAAATCATCATTATGCCAATACTGCTTTGGCAATCAACTTAGGATTTGCAGGCGGTGATGATCTCAAAAACCATTTAAAAAATTTAAGAGGAAAATAGTCATGGCGGGTAAAGATTTAAAAGTCGCACTTAAAATTACAGCGGACTTGAATCAAGCCCGTCGTGAAGTGAAAAGCATTAAAGATGATTTAGTCGATACATCCAAAGCTGCGGATGCAGCAACAGGATCACAAAAAAAAGTCAGTCAAGAAACGGTTAATCTTGCTGAAGAAATGAAAAAAATGTCAGAAGCTACTGATCTGAAATATGGTACGCAAGAATTAAAAAATTACTCTACTCAATTGGGCAATAGCAGTACGGCTTCTAAAAACCTTGCACAATCAAATTTGATGATTGAAAACTCAATTAAAAGTCTTACACCACATTTTCTATCTCTAATCGGTATCTCTGGTGGCTTTATCACCTTGGCTGTAGATACATTAAATAAAGCAGCTGCTTTACAGAACCTTTCCAATGTCAGTGGTATGAATGTTGAGCAGTTTCAATATTACGTGGCTGGTGCAAAAAAAGTTGGAATCGAACAAGAAAAGCTTGCTGATATTTTTAAAGATACACGAGACAAAGTTGGTGATTTTGTCGCAACAGGTGGTGGTGAGCTAAAAGACTTTTTCGAAAAAATTGCCCCTAAAGTTGGTGTGACTGTAGAGCAGTTTAAAAAACTTAATGGTCGAGATGCTTTACAACTTTACGTTGATACATTGCAAAAAGCTGGTGTCAGTCAAAATGAAATGGTGTTTTATCTTGAAGCCATTGCTAATGATGCAACGCTCTTGCTTCCACTCCTTAATGATGGCGGTAAAGGTTGGAAAAAGTACGGAGATCAAGCCAAAGAAGCTGGTGCAATTCTCAATCAAAACATTGTCAATGATGCATTAAAAGCCAAAGAAGCAATTGGAACATTTCAAACTCAAATGACTGGAGTCAGCAATCAACTTGTTGCTAAATTCTCTCCAGCGATTGTTTTTGTGGCTCAAAACTTAGACCTACTGGTCAAGGCTGGATTAGTTGTTGCAGCAATGTATTCTGCAAAAATGGTCAGTGCTGTTGCAGCAGCCACAATTGAATTTATAAAACAGCGTATAGCAATCATTGCAGCTGAAGTCGCAATGGCACGGGCTAATGGTGTTGCACTTTCAACGACTGTGGCAATGCGTGGTTTACTGTCAGTTTCATCAATGCTTAATGCAATGGGTGGACTACCAGGACTAGCTATTGCAGCAGCTTCTGTCGCAGCAAGTTTTTTATTGATGCCTGACAGTACTGATGCTGCTACAGATGCTTTTGATGTTCAAAAAGTATCTGTACAAGAGTTGATCGATAAATATAAAGAATTAAATGCAGAAACAAAACAAACCTATTTAGTTAAATTGACTGATCAATTAGAAGATCAAGAAGCAGCGGTGCGCAAAGCTACGAATGCAATGGATATGTTCAGTTATAAAGCTTTAACTGGTTCTGCATCTCAACTACAAGCAACAGCAATAGAAAACTATTTTAAAAAAATTAAAGCTGGTGGTAAGGAGGCAAAAACAGCATTCGATGAATTAAGAAATACAAAACTTTTTAATGATCGTGAACTTGCTAAAATTGGAACATATGCTGAAAATTTTAATAAAGCATCAAAAGAGGTTGATGTTACAAAGCAAAAAATTGGATTGTTGAATGGTACAAACAAAGAGCTTGTCGCTACTGCTCAAAATGTCTCTGATGGATTGGGTAATATTGGGAGTTCAGCACAAAATGCAGCAGCACAAATAAATGGTTTGGCAAAAGCACATCGAGAACTTTTAGAGTCCGCACAAAACAATACTTTAAGCAATTGGTATCAAATCGATCTAATGAAAAAAGGGACAGATCCAGCGCTTGCTGCAAAGAATGCTAAAGCGCTTGAAACACTTAATGCTGATCCAACAGGCACACAAACATATTTTAGATTACCTGATGACATTGGTAAGGCAAATGCTCTTGATCTTAAAGTCGAAAAAGAGAGAGCTGACTTAGAACAAAAAATCACGAAGGAAAAAGAAGCTCAAAAAAACCAAGCGATTTTACAAAAAGCGATTGCTGCAAGTACTAACGAACAGACAAGAAATATGTTGATGGTTTATCAAGGCTTTATTAAAACAGGTATACCAGATTCGCTTGCTCGATATTTTACTGCTGAGGTTGGGCGTGAAGGTGATTTTTTAAGTAAAAATATTTTTGGTACGCACAAAGATAAAAATAATAATGAAACTAATGTTGGAATAATTTCATGGCAAAAATCACGAGCAAAACAACTACTTTCAAACTTAAGCGGCAAAGGTCTTTTAGATAACAATGGAAATATTCGGCAGACACAAGACGCTATTGATGCACAGACATCTTTTGCTGTATACGAGTTTTTAAATAAAAAGGAATATGCATCATCTAAAAACGCAGCTTTAAATGGTAAAAGTTATAAAGATTTACAGCAAATAAGCGGTAATAATTTTATTGGCTGGGATATTAAAGGTAGTAAACTCAGTAAGGATTTGGTCAATAAAAATATTGGTCGAATGGATACTCACTTTAATAAGCTAAACCAGATATTAGGAGCTGATCCATCTGCTTTATTGGGAGAGGTATCAAAACTTAATAGCATCCAATCTGATTTCAATAAAGTTCAAGAGGATCAAGAAAAAAATCGTATTTCATTACGTGAGTCACTTTGGAGTGAAGAAGAAAAAATCAAACAGGAACATATCAAAAAATTGAATGAAATCGAAAAAGCTGGCTTTAGTGATAAAGAAAAAAATGACTTAATTGCTAAAGAAAATAAACGTTATGAAGAAGCACTCTCTAAGCGTCCTGAAATCTTAAAACGAGTACAAGATTCATTGCAGTCTGTACAACAAGATTTCTTAAAAGCTTCAGGTCGTGGTTTGGAAGCTGATATTCAAGCGGCTGAAGATAAATACAAACAATTAAAAGCTGATCTTGCCGCATTGATGATGAGCGAGTCCGATCCGCTTAAACAAAAACAATATGAAAGCATGATAGTTCGTCTTGATTTTGTCATCGATAAAGAACAGCTTACTTTAAGATTCAATGATGCTTATCAGCGCCTTGAACAATTACAAAGTTTGCGTAAACAAAAGCAAGACACACTTAAACTGCAATTTGAATCAGGTCAAATTTCCCAACCACAGTATGCTGTTGGTCTTAAAACGATAGATTCAGAAATGAAGCCTCAATTAATGAATTTAGCTGATGTTGCTGCTGGTTTAGCTGAAAGACTCGGAGATGCGTTTAGTGTTGAAAAAGTAAATAACTTTGTCGCAAGTTTAAGCCAAGTTGATACAGAATTTAAAAAGTTCTTACCTACAGCTGATCAACTCAATGAAAGAATAGCTGGTGGTTTGACAGATGCAATCATGGATTGGGCAGATGGTACAAAATCGGCTGGTGAAGCATTTAAACAATTTGCTTCAGATTTCTTACGAGAAATCGCACAAATGATTTTGAAACAAATGCTGTTTAATGCAGTGTCGCAGTTAGGAGGAGGTGGTGGTGTAGGTGGTGGAATTGCTTCAGGTATATCCGCTGCGTTTGGATATTCTTCAGGTGGTTATACAGGTGCTGGTGGTAAATACGATCCAGCTGGTGTGGTTCATAAAGATGAATTTGTCATTCGTAAAGAATCGACCAGTCAACAAGGCGCAAAAGAGTTTTTAACCTACTTCAACCGCTATGGTATGGATGCATTAAACAAGTTTAAAGGTTATGCCGATGGCGGTTTAGTTGCTGCACCTCAAGTCAATCTTCCGAATATTCCGACTCCCAAAGTAGCCGATCCAGCAGCTATGATTGCCAATTCAACCAGTTTTAGTGCAAATCAAAACTTTTATCTTGTGGACGATCCAGCTCGGATTTTGGATGTACTTAAATCAGGTGCATCACAAGAAAATCTTGTTGTGATGATGTCACGTGATCCAGCCAAGTTTAAATCAGCACTGAAAATTGGCTGATTGAGCTACAAAGTTTTAAATTAGTTTAAAAGACGATTTTGACCTACACCGCCACAATTGGCGGTGTATTAGATTTTGGACTTTAAAAAATGCCTCATGCAATTGGCTTTGTTGATAACACAGGTGGCACACTCGCACACTATAAAATGCTCGATAAAATCCGTGAAGTTGCTGTGGCTTCAGGTTTTTGGCAAGTGATGCGATATGACACTACAGTTGCTAATCGTGAACTCATTTTAAAAGGACAAGGTTTTACAGGTACTGAAGAGATTTATGTCGGTGTTCGTACCTATCAAGATGCAAATGCAGATTACTACAATCTTTGTGTAGCAACCTTCACAGGCTACGTGGCTGGAAATACATTTGATACACAACCTGGTGTTCGCTTGTCAGGTGTGCCAGCCCATAACCAACGTATTGATTATTGGCTTTCAGTCAATCCGCAACGGATTATTTGCTGTATGAAAGTCGGTACGCCAGTGTATGAGCATTTCTATATTGGCAAGTTTTTCCCCTACGCACGTCCTTCTCAATACCCATACCCAATGATTTGCGGTGGCATGCTTGATGGTGCTCCAGCAATTCGTTTTTCAGATACATCTCACTCAATTCCATATAAAGGCAATCGCGCAAATTTAGGTATGCGCTTCAATACAGGCGTTTATTTAACACCATCGGTACACCCTTGGAATAACAATACTTTGGCTGGTGGGACTCAATTAAGAGATACAAATGAACATTACTCATTACTTCCAGTAACGCTTTTAGATGGCAATGGTATCTATGGTGAGCTAGACGGTATTCGCTTTATCAGTGGCTTTAACAATGTTGTTGAAAATACTTGCGGTGAAGATTGGGTTGTTCTCCAAGATGTCAGTCGTACAGGCTTTGTCGACTATATCGCTTTTAAATTAGATGTTTAAGGATCATAAAAATGGCGTATTACAGTGGGCAAGCTTCAAGTTATCAAGAACTGCGAAACGTTTTAGCAAATGCATGTGTTGCAGCTGGGTGGACATGGTCAGATGGGATTTTAAGTAAAAATGCTGCTTACATTAAATTGACTGCAACTGATACTCTAGGTTGGGGGCATGGATTACAAATTTGGGGTGGTACTGGGAAAAGTGGCAGTGATCTTGTAAATCCATGTCCTTCTGCTCATCGAATTGGAGCACTTGGTCAAGATCCAACAATGATTCCTCATGTGAGTTTTCCATGTGATTATTTTATTTTTGCATTTGATCAACCCGTTGATGAAATTTACTTAGTTATTAAGTACGCAATTGATCGCTATATGTTTCTTAGCTTTGGCTTATCTTCACTCGATGTGGGATTTTGGTTATGTGCGACTGTTTCTAATGCATATAACACGAATTGGTGGAATGCTTCTGAAATGTTTCGATCGTTCACCATTCAATCAGATGGCACTTATGGCAATCAACACACTGATGGTACATCAACTGTTGCAACAGGGTTTTTATGGCAAACCAGATCATACAATAATGTTGGTTCGGCATGTACCTCAGCATATCTAAGCTTAAATCAGTCGTGGATTACATCTATTGGCAATGATTGGGGAACTAACAAAATTAGTGCAATTAGTTCTGTAGCTCCATTAATTGCAAATCAACCTTCACTCTGGTCGGCGAATTCTGCACTCATTCCTATCCAGCTGAATGTTGAATTTCCTCAAGCCAAAAGAGTGCTTATCTCAGAAATTCAAAATGCACGTTATCTTAGAATAGATAACTATGAACCCGAACAGATCATCACTTTGGGCAATGATAAATGGAAAGTTTTTCCATTTCATAAAAAAAACTTAGCACAAAGAAATGGTGGTGAACCGATTGATCATTCAGGAACATTTGGGTGGGCAATTCGATATGAAGGACCATAGGAGTACACTATGGCGAGTAAATTGTATTGGATTCCGCTAAGCCCTCTTAATCATGACTACCTGAATAATTTCACAAATGAGCTTGAAAAATTTACAGGTGAACAATGGTGGTCACCTTTTGATAATGATTCAAACTTATTGATTTATACACAAGTAAAATCAAATTTACCTGTTGAAGCTCACCCTCACGCAATCCAATACACGCAATCAATCAGCTACTTTGATGATTATTACAATCGTATTCATATAGCTCCTTCTGTACTAGAACTGGGCAATGTGGCATCTGAACAAGTCAGTCGAGTTGATGTTTGGAACGCATACTTAGAACCTAAAACTTTGCAAAGCATTGGTGGTCTACAAGAGGGATTGAGTGTATATGGGCAAGATAATCCACCATTAGGATTTAAAGCACTTCAGGAACGTTCTTGGAATGTCAGTGTGCTGCCTGATGGTCCATCTGTAATTGATGCTAATGTGATATGGCAATTTGGATCAGATCAAGCTGTATTACACATTACAGGTACAAGGATTGTCGCATTTAGTTGGTTGGTGGATTGGTCAAAGCCTGTCAGCGAATCACTTCAATGGCTGACAGACATTCTGCAAAGTCAAACAGGCTATGAACAACGTCGTTGCTTACGTCTAACACCACGTATCAGCTATGAAGCTGAACTTTTGATCTATGACACTGAGCGTCAATATTTTGAATTAGCCATGATTGGTTGGTGGGCAAAGATATTTGCATTACCTGTATGGAATCAACAGCAATGGCTGAAGACTGCTCACAGCATCGGTGGCTTGATTGTTTATTGTGATACAACCCACCGTAATTTTAGAGCCAATCGCCTCGCCATTTTACGTGGTCAAAATGCTTTTGATAATGAAACTATTGAAATTGAATCCGTTCTTGCTGATCGTTTAATTCTGAAACGTCCGCTTCAGAAGAACTGGGCGAAAGGTACATGCTTATCACCAGCTGTGACCGCTCAAATAACCAGTCAGCCGAACCTGATTAAACGCACAGATCGAATGATGCGTACATCGGTTGCATTTACAGTCACTGAAGCAGTGGATCATCCAAAAACTTTACCAACGACGATTTATAGAAACTATCCAGTTTTAGAAGAAAAGCCCAATGAGCAAAATGATCTCACGCATTCTTATGAAAGACTATTGGCGCAACTCGATAATAAAACTGGTTTTTCCCTTCAAAAGGATTTAGCCCAAGCTGCATTTAGTCTTTATCAATATGACTGGATGACATATGGACGAGTTCAACAAGCCAATCTACGGGCATTATTTTATGCGCTGCGAGGCAGTCAAAAAGCGATTTGGCTACCGACTTTTAGCAATGATTTAACAGTGAAAGCTGTGATTACTGCAAGTTCACAGACCTTTGATATTCAGTGGTGTGGCTATACACGTTTTGCCCAAAAACAATTAGGTCGACAAGATATTCAAATTACATTGAGAAATAAAACTGTTCTCTATCGTCGAATTACTTCAGCAACTGAACTGAATAGTACAACTGAACGTTTGGGTGTTGATCAAGCATTTAGCAATCAAATCAATGTCAAAGACATTCTCAATATTAGTTTTATCAGTTTGTGTCGATTATCCAATGACACTTTAACCTTTGAACATATCAACGATAGCGATGGTATTGCCAAAGCTTCAGTCACTTGGCGTGGAGTACGTGAGTCATGAGCTATTCAGAATTTGAAACATCGTTGCAAAATGGTCAACCCATTCGTCTGTATCAGTTTCAACGTGGTCCAATGAAATGGGGCTACACCTCAGCCAATCAAAACATTACCCATCAAAGCATTGTTTTTCGGAGCATTGAAGGTGGAATTAAAGATGATGGCATTCGTCAAACTGAAAATACAGCTTCAGATATGTTGACCTTAACCGTGCCTCAATCCTTAGATATTGCACAGATGTACCGAGTCGTTGCACCAGGACAAACTGTGCATGTCACCGTGTTTGATTTGCATTTTGGTGACAATGGTTTTTTAGTGTCATGGATGGGCTTTATTGTAGGGGTACGCTTTAAAGATCAAATCTCAGCTTCTATTCAATGTAAAAACTTATCAGCTTCTCTCGAACGCACTGGCTTACGCAAGGCTTGGGGGCGCTTGTGTCAGCATCAACTTTATTCAGATGCTTGTCTTGTTCAAAGAAACTCTTTTAAAGCGGTTGGGTTGGTTGATCGACTCGATGGCGTAAGTGTAGGTTTTGCTCCAGCCTCAGCAAAAGAAAACGGCTACTACACTGGTGGATATATTGAGTGGACTTCTCAGTATGGTTTAGAGCAAAGAGGCATTGAAGCGCATTCTGGTGATTTATTGACGATTTATGGTGGAACGTCAGGATTGTCGATTGGTCAAGAAATCACAGCATACGCTGGTTGTGATCGTCTCTTCACAACGTGTAAATCAAAGTTTAATAACTCAATCAATTATGGCGGTTCACCACATATGCCGGGTAAATCTCCTTTCGATGGCACGCCTGTGTTTTAATAAGGAGTAGATCATGTGGATTCAAGTTGCTTTATTTGTTGCATCACTTTTAATTAGCTCATTATTACAACCAAAACAAAAAGGACAAAAGCCTGCTGCATTTGAGGATTTTGATTTTCCGACGGCTGAAGATGGCACACCTCAAATCGTGGTTTTTGGTGATGTTTGGCTGACAGACTGGACGGTCATTGGTGTGGGTAATTACCGCAGTAAAAAAATTAAAGTCAAACAAAAAGGACTTTTGGGTTCGAAAGAAGTTGATGCTGGTTATAAATATTACATGGGTATCCATTTTGGTTTAAGTAACGCCATTGACGATATTGTTGAAATTAAAGTCGCAGATAAGTCGATTTGGAAAGGCACATTAAGTACTGCAAATTTAAATGTCTTGAATATCGATCAGCCTCAGATTTTTGGTGGTGATGAATCTGAAGGCGGCATTGTCGGTACGTTGTGGGTGATGCGTGGTGCTTCAGATCAACAGCCCTTGCCTCAATTGCAAAAAATGCTAGGCGATGATGTTCCAGCCTATCGAGGTGTCGCAACTGCATTTTTTGATGGTCAAATTTGTTCAAACTCTCCTTATCCAAAAGCTTGGTCGCTACGTGTTCGTCGAACCAATGCTGGTTGGGATGGTTCTATTTGGTATCCTGAAAAATTGGTGATTTGGTTAAAAGATAATTCAATCAAAGCCATGAATGCAGCCCATATCATCTATGAAGCACAAACCAATCGGACATGGGGACGTGGATTTTCAGAAAGCCAACTTGATTTGGTTAGTTTTAAATCCGTTGCAGATCAACTTTATTCTGAAGGTTTTGGGATTTGTTTGGCTTGGCGTCGACAAGAAAGCCTTCAGGAATTTATTCAACAAATTATTGATCAAATCGGTGCTGCATTCTATGTAGATCGAACCACAGGGCTTTGGAAACTGATTTTAATTCGTGACAACTATGATGTATCGACTCTACCCAGCTATGATTATTCAACAGGCTTATTGCGTGTCGAAAATGATGACAACTCTGCAAATGATCTTGTCACCAATCAAACCATTGTGACTTATCGAGATCCAATTTCAAATGAAGATAAGCCTGCACGTGCTGAAAACTTGGCAGCCATCCAAAAAAATGGTGTCATTTTAGAAAATAAAACCTATGTGGGTATTCCAACCGTTGAAATTGCTGGTCGCTTGGCTGCACGTGATATGAAAATCGCACACAGTGCATTAAAGCGTTTCAAAGTGGTTTTAGACCGACGTGCCTATGCGCTTCAGCCAGCTGCTGTCTTTAAATTATCTCTGCCTGAGCGTGGCATTGAATCTATTTTTTTTCGTGCGATTCGAATTGAACATGATGATTTAACCAATGGCGAAATTACCGTGACTGCACTTCAAGATGTATTTGGCTTGCCTGCAACAAATTACATCAAAGAGCAACCACCGCTTTGGCAGCCACCAAGCTATGAAGCAAAACCTGTCATCGATCAAATTGCTTATGAAGTGACCTATACAGATTTATTAAATTCTTTTTCAGCTTTGGATTTAGCGACATACCCAGACAATTGCTATGTAGGGGTAATTGCTTTACAACCCTCAAATTTACAACTTGATTATCAAATTTGGGCGAAAAAAACCACTGAAGCGGAAACCGATTATCAAAACTTGGGTAATTGTGACTTTAACTATATTTCATCGACAATTGAGGTGATACAACAGTCTGCAACCACCAGTATTTGTGTCTTAGCTGATCCAATTGATCAAGATATTGAAATTGGTACACGTGCATTGCTTGGCAATGAAATTGTTAGAATTCAATCAATCAATATTGCAAATAACTCAATTGTGGTTGGACGTGGCTATATCGATACTGTACCAATGCTTCATCCAGTCGGCACTAAATTTGCGGTTTACAGCAGTGGACGTAATGTTGCTTATCAAGCTTTCAAAGCGTTACAAGCAATTGATTTAAAACTTATCACTCGAACCAGTCAGCAACAGCTAACACTTGCTCAAGCCACTAAAACAACATTTATTACTCAAAATCGCAAACAACGCCCTTATGCACCAGCGAATGTAAAACTGAATGACCAGTATTTTCCTGAGCAAATTCAAAATAATCTAAATTTGAAATGGTCACATCGAAACCGTCTAAATCAGACTGAACAGATGAACTGGACTGAGTTAAGTCAAAGCCCTGAAAATGGCACTGTCTATAATTTAAAAATTTCAGATAGTCGCAATACGGTTTTTGTAGATGAGCAAACACCAGGAACAAGTTTCGATTGGAATATTCCAAAACGCTTCGACGGTGAAATGACCACAGTACTTGATATCACAATGAATGGTCCTGAGAATAGTCAAACATTCACTGATACGTCACCTAACAATTTTCCGATTCTCAATGATGGTGGTGTACTGATTAAAAGCAGTACTGAAGCCCAAGGCGGTTCACATGCCAGCTTTGGTGTAGGTGTATTAAAAACAACAGCTGAGTATCAAAAGCTGGATATCTATAAACAAGATCACTGCATTGAATTTCGAGTCAAAACAGCACAAGCAACCAATTTGATTGAACACGTTGATAACTTGCTGATTCGTATTCGCCATGACAGACAAGTGATTGAAAACATCGGCATTGATTACAATATTGTGTTGTATATCAAAAAAAATATGATTGGTGTTGATGTAAACGGAAAACTTGTCACCAATGGTGGTGCTGGTGAGACTGCAAAAACAGTGAGTTATACAGCGAACAATCTTGATCCTGATACTTATTATGATATTGCGATTCAATGTATCAGCATTGGTACTGAGATTATTGGTGGTACAGAAATCACCAAAGCTCAAATCACGATTTTTTTGAATGGTGAAGCAGTCAGTACAGATGTAATTAATCTTCTATCTTGGGATTATCCTTGTAGCTTGGTGATCCAATCTGATGTAGATCGCCCAGCTTCTGGTGTTGTTGTCATGAATGGATTTCGAATCACCAAAAAACTTGGTGGACGTTACAATGGGAATTATACACCGCAACCATTTATTGAAGGCTCTAGTGATTCGCTTTGGAACGATGTTGTTCTGTATATTCCAATGACAGGGACTACAGGAAACCATTCCTTTGTTGATGTTTCAAATGCTCCAGTTAGTTTGAATGCAACAGATGCAGTCATGACGCAATCAGATGCAACAGCACAAGGTGGATCGGCTGCACATTTTTATTATCCAATGTTGGTTGTCGCACCACAGCCTGTTTTAAATTTAAGAGATAAAAGCTTCACTATTGAAGGTCGTATCAATGGCTATGGTGAAATCTTTAGATTGACAGATTCGATGGCGCTCTCAATCAATCAATATACAATGGTTTTACATAACGAATTTGAATCAACACCACTTGAAGAGCGTCAATCTGTTTCTGTTTTTCATGGCTATGGCACGATTGCTGGTGAACCATTCCCTAAATACATCAATTTTAAAATCATGAGAGATGGTGCTTCAGGGAACACAATGCTGTGGATCGATGATATTGAAGCATCTGGACAATTTAATCCAGCACAAACAGATTCTGCAACACTATTACTCGGTATGTTCAGTCGAGATTTTCAGACACTTCAGAATAGCTATTTTAATGGCGTTAAAATTGAAACTGTGGGTGAGGATGCTGTGGTTGTTCCTAATGTGAACAATCCAATCAAGATTGAACTGAGTGCTCAAAGAGATGGTTTAGACAGCTATCAAACATTCTCAACTGAAGTAACAGTCATTTAAGTTTTTAAATTAGTTTAAAAGATCAGCTGACGAGGTTGATTGTATTCTCATGATTCATTGTTGTTTTAACTCATATTGAATTAAATCAATTCTCTTGGAAAGGAGATGAGCCATGAAGTAAGTCATTCATTAAAAATTTATCTATCTAATACTGGGAGCTACTCATTGCACTAACAATGAATAGCTCTCATGACAGGTCTAGTGTCATAAGCAAGCCCAGCAATCGTGATCACGATAGCTAGAGCATACAAAAATGAAAAGCTTTTGCACAAGGTGAAATTGTATGAAAACTAACCCGATCATTCCTTGGATGGGTGGTAAGCGTAAACTTGCGTCGCACTTGATTCCAAAATTTCCTAAACACTCATGCTATGTTGAATTGTTCTGTGGTGGTGCGGCACTTTACTTTCTAAAGCCTGAACAGGCAAAGGTTGAAGTGATTAATGATATGGATGGAGAACTTATCAATCTATATCGTGTTGTTCAAAATCATCTGGAAGAATTCATTAAACAGTTTAAATGGGCTTTAACCAGTCGCACTTTATTCAAATGGCTAAAAGAAGCTTATTGTCCTGGTCTCACTGATATACAACGAGCAGCACGTTTTTATTATCTTCAACAACATGCTTTTGGTGCTAAACGTGTAGGTCAAAACTTTGGCTATGCACCATCTGGTAGACCAATCAATCTATGTCGCATAGAAGAGAATTTGTCTGAAGCACATATTCGATTGGCTGGTACTTATGTAGAACAATCATCATGGCAAGAGTGTTTTAAACGCTATGATCGTGAATACACCTTTTTCTATGCTGATCCACCATATTTTGAAACTTTTGGTTATGGTATAGATTTTGGGCTTGATCAGTATGAAGCTTTAGCTGAAGCAATGCGCACGGCTAAAGGGAAAGTGATGGTTTCGCTGAATGATCATGTTGAAATGAGAAAAATCTTTGACGGTTTCCGAATCGAGCCTTTAAATATTAAATACTCTCTTAGTTCTGAAGTTAGTGCAAAAAATAAAGTGTCAAAAGAAATGGTGATTTGTAATTGGTGAGTAGTTTTAAACTTGTTTAAAAGACCAGTCATGAAGACTGGTCTTATTCTTTGTACTAAATGCAATCTTTGAGCAAAAAGGTTATGGCAGCGGCAAAACAAAATTTAAGAATAGAACAAGGTGCGACATTTCGACTCTCACTGCAATGGATCGCTAATACAACACCAGTGAATCTAACAGGTTACAAAGCACGGATGCAAATTCGTAACAAGGTTTCATCACCTGAATTCATCTATGAAATGACCACGGAAAATGGTGGCATTACTTTTAAAGATGTTGAAGGTGGTCATATACAACTATTTATCTCAAATGTAGATACATCATCATTTGCATTTGATTCAGCTGTGTATGATCTTGAATTTGTTGCCCCAAATGGTGATGTGACACGTCTTATAGAAGGAAAAGTAACACTAAGTTTGGAGGTGACTCGTGACTGATAAAATTATTGTTGAGACATCTCAAACAGAAATACAAGTTGTCACTATTGGAGATCAAGGACCTCAAGGGATTCAAGGTCAACAAGGAGAACCAGGCACAATAGATGAAGTTACTTTAACTTTAATTAAAGACGACATTGCTTCAGTTCGTACTTTAGCTGAAACAAACCAACTAAATTTATCTCAAAAGGTTGAGATACATGACTTTGAGAGAACTCAAGAGCAAGTTGAGTTAAATCGTTTAGCAATACTCAGCAAAGCAGATGTTCAAGCTTTAGCTCAATTGGCTTTATTAGTTGATACAAAAGCAAGCCAATCTTATGTACAACAACAAATTGCAAAGCTTGTTGGTACAGCACCAGAGGCTTTAGACACAATTTATGAATTGGCTGCTGCTTTACAGAGTGAACAAAGCATCATTGAAGGCTTAAATCAGTCTGTAGCGAATCGAGTACGTTTTGATATTGCTACTCAAGCTTTAACTGAGATTCAAAAGCAAAACGCACGTGTGAATATTGGTGCTGAAAAGATCGGTACAGCTCAACAACTTGTTAGTCAAATCACAGCGCAATCCTTGGGAGCTGCTACAGCTGCTCAAGGTGCGAAAGCTGATACAGCACTTCAAAGTGCTGATGTTGCCCCAGTTGCTTTAAGCGGTTTATTTAGCAGCTTGAATGGTCAGAATAAAATATTTGATATTGTACATAGTGCCTATCAAATTGGTTCAAATTCAGCAATAGTTGCAACTGATACACTTGGTCAAATGCTTGGCAAGTTACAGGCTCAGATCAATAGTGGCTCAAAGGTTGAATGGGTAAAAGCTTCTTCAATTGGCACTATGAATGCTCCATTTCAGCCAGTGATTATAGGTGGTGTTGAATTAACTCTTGAGTTTGCAAGAATAAATGGAAGTTTGTGGTGTCGTGGTTGGTTTAAGAGAACAGGAAGTGGTGGTTATAATGAAAGAATTGTAACGATCACGGATAAAAATTATAAATGTTATTCCGCAGGTATAGACTCAACATCAAATGTTGGAATTTTTGCGTGGTTATCAAGTAATTCTGTCTTTCTTGGTCTACAGTCTCCAAGCATTGTTTATAATGAAGTTACAGCTACAAGTGAACAACAACATCTTTTACTTGTCGCAAACATCGGAAGCTATCCGTACAACGTACCACAGCAATGCTTAGGTAAACTTGTAATTTAATGAAAATGTTTTGCATTAGATGAAATGATTTTTTTATTTAATTATCTCAAAAAAATACTTAAATTATCTCGTCGCGCATCAGGTTCCAATGCGTTAACACTATATGGTAAAGGTGCTTGCTTAAAGTCGGCATTTGCTGAGAAACTGAATCCCATAGTCATTGCCAGCACTGCAATTTTTAACTTCATGTTCAT